GATCATCTAATGGTCCGCCTCTAACAGCGCCGTTTGTCGTATCGTAGAATTCTCTGTAGTCTTGGATTTTACCGCCGCCTGAAGTCGCAACATTCATCGTTGCGTAGTCTTCATTTTCATGGATTTCATCGAAGCGATTGGCCCCTGGACGTTTTCCATCCTTCGTACGAGCGTTTGCAGTGTTATATCTAAGTTCACTATTTGTTGCTAAATTTCTAATAGATACTTTCGAAATATAAAATGATTTTTTTAAACCTGGGTTTGTTTTTATGACTTGGTAGACATCCTCAAAACTTGTCTTTGCTTGGGATTCATTGTTGGCAAAAATATCAATATCATAATTTTTAATTCCATGTTTTGCAGTCAGTAGAAAGAAGTTGTTCCATGAAGCATAACCTGTCTTACCGTTTCCGCGCCCCATTAACGTGAGGAATCTATTAAAAACGAGTGTATGATCTTTTTTCCATCGACAACCATAGATAAAGCACTGCACAAATTTTTCCCAAGGAATCAATTCAAAAGGAAAATAAGTGGCAGGAATGTTAATAGAATCTTCAACCATTTGTTCGTCAAAATAAATATCCTCCCGTGTAAAAACTCGTTTTTCCAAATATTTTTTTAACAGCAATTGGTCTTTACAAACAACAACCTCTCGAGCGTCAATCGCGTCAAACCATTTCCTTATATGTTTATAACTCAGGAATTGGTTCATTTGCATCACCCACTATCTCTGGAGTGATCGCTAATTTATCAAGCATTAATCCCATTTGTTTATTTACTGATACTAATAAAGCAACAGATTCATTTTTCTTACCGTTATTCAATCGCACACCATTATCAGCGATATCTTCTTCTAAAGAAATAGCCGTTTCCCAGAGATTAATATATCTATCTATCGTATCGAGAAACGGTGTAATACTAATATTTTGTTGATCAAGCTGGTCGATTAAGGATCTTTTTAACCGCTCTTTGTATCTATTTTGTGCTAGTTGACTTTTAAACATTAGCTGCCTCCTCTCGTGATAAAGGTTGAAAAAATGTTTTTTCCTGACACCCATCCCCGTTCGTTGGTTTCCCAAAAAATCGCAAATTATTTTGAGGGGGGACTATCTGACAATTGGGAATTGTTCGATTGTGTATTCAACATAGAAAATAATTTCCTTTTCTGTGTAGTTGAAAACCTTTTTGATTCTCTCGATAACTTCTTTATTTTTAATGCTGTCTTGGACTACTGAGGCTTTAATCTTGTTGCAGCAACTATCACTGAGTAAGTTTCTAATTGCAACATACCTAGAATAGATTAATCTCTTTACTATTCCTTGAGTCATCGTCGAATACTCTTTCAACCTATCGAGATCATACTCTCGACTATTGTCTGTGATGATCATGTGACTTACCACCTTTCCGTTGAATCAAAGTTCTTAAAGTCTTTTAGCTTTTTGTTCTGATCGTCAACATATCTACCATGCACTTCATTATGATGATCAATGCATAAACAGACGAGGTTATCCAAATCCAACGCTAAGTCTGGTCTATGCTTAACTTCTTTGATGTGGTGGACATTATTGACATTGTGGTACTTTCCTTGCTGCTTACACATCTGACACTCATTGTTATCCCGGATGATCGCCCTCTGCCTTAGCTTCCGCCATTTCGCGCAATCGTAAAACTTCTTTAGCTTATCTTCACGGATTAAAACAACTAACCAGCGGTAGAATTCTTCTGTCACATAATCACCTCAATGTTTGTCTGCGCGATAAAGATATCCTCACTCATCAGTAATTGATTTATTCCATTTATTAATGAACTTCTTTTCTTCAATTTCGATCTCATCGATTATTTTGTTAATCTGCTCACTCCATAAATCATTCAACCACTCGCACTCGCCTTCTTCAAAACAGGCTTGATCACCAGTGGACCAATCGCGAACAGTTGCACCTTTGAACACATCAATACTTCTTAATCTTTCTAGCATTGATTTCATACGTTCAATACGTTTTAAGTCAGAATTGAACTCACTTTTAATTTCATTAATTTCCATCTGGTTTATACCTCCAATCTTTACGAATACATAGCATAATCACAAATACTCTCAAATCGTTCTATCCCTTGATACCACTGGTTAAATTGCTG